TCATACAGCCATTCGATGTTTAAGAAGATACTTATCACTATTTCATAGGGTGTAATGTCTAAGAATAAAGATATATTCGGCGCACTAGATGCGATTTCTTCAAATGTCATAAAGGACGATCTGTCCTTTGCTAACACTTCCGATATTCGGAAGAGCGGGCCCATGGATTTCCATGCGACCCTTCACCTCCGCTCCAGCAAAGCTGGCGCAGCGGTGTTCATTCTCGGTCAAGACCGGAATGACAAGAATCACATGGCCATTGGCTTTGCGATTCGTGGTGACAAGAAGGTCCTCGACCTTCTTCCCAACCTTGAGCCCGGCGATGCCGTACTCATTCACCTCGAGATCAAGACTCGAGCCAAACCCCTGGACGACGGTTCCACCGACTATCCATGGGTCACCAAAGCCGTAGCCGGCTAAGGTGAAGCCCCCTTCGGGGGGCTTTTTTTTACCGTAAGTTCCTTACTTACTGTCAACTTGACTTACTCTATCCACACAGATTATCCTCTCTCTAGACTCTCCGGGAAAGGGCAAGCCCTTCCTACGGAACCGTTACTAGATTTAGAATCCTCTGCGTTGATATCCTTAAGTCGTTGATCCACAGCCAGATGACAACTATCACCAACAAGTTGGCACCTAGTTGGCACCTGACTATGGCCCGACGGCTCCCTGTGCTAGGCTACCCCCCACCCTGTGGGGCGTACCACTATCACTACCACTCGCCATCGGCTATCAATCACACAATATAAAAGGATCCCTTGAAGGCGGACCCCCCAACCGGTGGTACGGGGGGTACCAAAAAGGTACCATACTTATAAATGAGGACTCCTTTGGCCTCGCAAAATAGTAAACCAAATCAATGACGGTAAAGAATTCAGTAAAGAGACTCAGGGAAGACATTCATAGGTTTATAGCGGATAAAGATTTTGATAATGCTATGTCCGCACTTCGAGAGGCCCTGAAAGCAAAGCACACGGTTCGTGAAAATCGCACAGGTGGTGAAAGGGGGGTCCAATATACCGAGGTACCTTGCCATACGACCCGAATCAACGCCGCCAAGCTCATGCTGGAGTACGGATTTGGGAAGCCTGCGACCCGCGCGGAGATAAATATCACCGATGACACCTCAAAATCGGTCTCTCCGGCCGAAATCATGTCCCGATTCCGCACATCCGGCATGGATTTGAACGAAATCGTCGATATTTACGCCGAATCGGTGAAAGAACAGCCTTTGGAGCTCGAAGGATGAAAACCGCGAGCGAAATGTTCGAGCACGAGATGTCGGCGGTATTCGTCCGCTGGTGGGAGGAGTCCGATCTGGACGAATTGCAGATGTCCCAGATCGCTATCGACGTAATCGAGCGGTTTTGCGATACAACCGTCGAATTCGATGCCGATTTTCACGTCGATGAGACTGAACTTGAGGAGGGACAAAACAATGTGGGACCTGAAGACGATCAAGAAACTGAACAGTGACGCCGAGGTCCGGAAACGGGCCGAACGCGCTCGCCGAATGAACCGAGTTATAAAAATGAAAAAAGGACATACATCATGGGCTGCGGAAAAACCATAAAAGGACGCCTGCACGCCAAGGGCAAGAAAAAGAAGGCATCCAAGCGACGCAAGAAGTGAGCGAAGAATACGTAGTAAACCCGTGGCGCGAGAGCAAGTGGGCTCGGAAACCCGAGGAGTCCTTCGGTCAGAAACCGACCATTACTCCTACCTTTGACAACCCTAAGAGATATTATCCTGGGAAGCACACCTATCTTAATATGAGAGCGATGGACCCACGACCTGGGTGGGCTACCCGAGGGATGACCGAGAAGGGGCACCCCGAGAAAGGTGAGGACGTTCTGCTAAAGCACCCAATATACATGAGTGACCCCATACCCTTTACGGGAGGTAAGGCTAATTTGGTATTTGATGATGAGGGGAGAACCCCAGAAGGGGAGAAACCCTACCCACATGAACGCGTAAGGAAGGGGTACAAGACCCTGGACGACTATAAGTTGCACGGAGGTTCTACCCTCATGAGGAAGCGCAATAGTACCCTCCGCCTTGGCAACGATCACGCCCACAACGAAAAATACGGTGATGGGAATGCGTTGGTTTATCACACCCGCGAACTCCAGACGAACAGACCAGGCGCCCATAACTTCATCAACCTCCCTGGCGAAGAGGCTATACGCCAGCTTGGCCCCACGCATTACGGCTATGGTATAAGCGAGTCAAGCGCCTTCGATGAAGATCAAGGACCTATGATAAGTGCTTCCAAACACCTCGGTCGGGGTCTCAATACTTTAGAATATTACCCGAACTATTTCCCAAAAGGCAAACAGCAACACAGCACACGACAGCTTCCACCCGACCCCAGAAGACTTAGATGACCGAAAACCAAGAACAACTAGCCGACCTCATCAGAATCGACCCGGAGGTCTGGTTCAGCACTTTCGGGATCATAAAGGACAAACGGGGCAAGGATATCAAGCCCAAGCCGAATGTCCTGCAAAAGCGAATGTTCGCGCACTACAGGAAGTGCCAGGTTGAGAACAAGCCGTGCAAGATGGTCATATTGAAGCCTCGGCAGAAAGGGGCGAGCACATGCGCCCAATCACTTACGTATCACCATATGCGCAAGAATGACAATTTGAACGGCTCTCTTATGGGTGACATAAGCGGCACTTCCGACAAGGTTTTCGAGATATACCGCCGATACGCGGAGAATGACCTTTTTCCGTGGGACGAAGGCGGGGGGTCGTTGGCCGATGGCGGAAGCCTGGCCGATTTGATCAAATTGAAGAGCCGAAGCGCGTATGGCAAGGAGACCGCCGGATCCAAGAATGCGGGCCGATCCGGTACCATTCAGGTCGGAAACATGACCGAGGTCGCTTTTTGGCCCATGGGAGGCGAAAGAGACCCCGCACTGGGGTATTTGCAGTCTTTGTATGACGGGGACAGAATCTCACTCGTCGTGGCCGACTCCACCCCGAACGGTCCGAATGGCTGGTTTTACAGGACTTGGGTCCAGGATAACGAATGGGCCAAGATTTTCGCCGCCTGGTTCGAATTCGACGATTCCGTCATCCCTTTCAAATCGAAAGCCGAGCTTCAGGATTTCAAGGATAACCTGACTGAGGACGAGAAATCCGAGATGGAACGTTTTGACGTCAGCTGGGAGAACATGAACTGGCGCAGAAGGGTGCTCCAGGACAAGTGTAACGGCGATATCAGCAAATTCAGGCAGGAATACCCGTCCGATCCCGAGGAATGCTTCCTCATGAGTTCCCGCCCCAGATTTCACATGGGCAACCTTGACAAGATGCACAAGGCCGCAATGGACGAAAAACCCCTCACGGGGTCGGTAACGATCCATCCGGACGGCAAAACAGCCAGCTTTACGCCTGATTCCGGGGGTAATTGGAAGGTTTTCGAGCAGCCCGAGCATGATTCCAAATACCTGGTGTCGGTAGATACCTGCACCGGGGAGGATCAGCAGATGCAGGGTTTGGCCGCGGATCCCGATTTTCACAGCGTTCAGGTATGGAAGGGGCCCTATGAGGACTGGCACGGCGTCTGGCACGTCCCCAGGCTGGTAGCGATCCATCATTCCCGGCTGGATATCGGTATTTTAGCCCAGGAGGTCGAGGGCATAACCAGATACTATGGGAACGCATTCGTCATCCCCGAGGTCAACAATTCCGGCCTGGCACTGTTAAAGTACCTTCTCGAGTGCGGTTTGACCGTATATCGACGGAGGAAGTACAATGATGCCATGGGGATGGTGGAAAAGAGCTTTGGGTGGTCTACCGACAAGATCACGAGAAAGACCGTAATCGACCATATGGCCGCCGAATTGGTCGAGGAGAACTACTATATCCCCGATGTCGAGGTATTGAAGGAGATGAAGGTCTTCGTGGTAAACGACAAGGGCAAGCCTCAGGCCGCCCCCGGGCATCATGACGACCATGTCCTGGCCGCCGCTATAGCCCTATACAATATCGACGCGGCTAGCGCTTTCAAATCGCCGAAGAAGAAACAGATCACCAATCGCATGCTCAGGAAGAATCCGAGCCTCATGTGCCCCGACGGATTTTCGCGCGTACCCTTAAGCGCTCTCAAGAAGAGTTACAAGCGGTTGAAGCCGTAAAACACCACAACTAGGGTTAATTCCATGAGTAAAAAATATTCTGACCTAACTAAGAATGAGAAGAGCCTACGACGTATCAGGAAGGGCTTGTACGGTTGGGACGATGACGACAACATCTGGGAGAAGGGGCTCAAAACTACCGGTAAATACACTTTCGGCTCCGGCCAGGAGTTCGGGGGTATGGCAGAAGATTTTGTCAGAGGTGATATTTTCGGGGACGAGGACTACAAGCGCAAATGGGGGACGGACGACATATGGACCGGCGTCGGCGTAGCTCCCGGCGTAGGGAAGCTTGGAAAATTTCTTGGGAAAACCCCCGGGCTGGGCAAACTGCTCAAGCGCATGCCGGGTACCGGGAGCGCAGCGAACCCTACTTGGCTCGGCAAAATACTTAGGCCGAAGAAAGTCAAGCCCCTCTCCAAATGGAAACAGAACGCGCTGCTTGATCCGAAGAAGCATGCAAAGAAAAAGCTTGCAGCCAAGGCCGCCGTTCTCACCGGAGGCATAGGCGCATTAGGTACCACCGCCGAGGGCCCGGGTCAGCTCGGCCAGGATCAGACGCAAGACCCCACGACCCCAGGAGTTCCCGGAGCGAATATGGAGAATCCCGGAGGCGGAGGCGGAGGCCCGGGAGGCCAATATGGCCCCATCGCGCAATTTCAATCTCAAACCAACACTATGCCCGATACGGTCAAGAGACTGGGCGGATCCGGCTCGACCATGCCTAATCTGGCAAAGGGCAGAATGCAGGCCGAGACCAATCGCCTGAGGGATATTGAGATCCAGAAATCCAAGGGTACGTACGATCCGACCTATAAACAGGATCCCGGCGGTTTCATGAGGAATACGTACGACTCCACGGGGAAGCGTTCCGCCGGCTCATGGGATGCGCTGACTCCTGAGGAAAAGAGGGCGAAGACGAGCGCCTACCAGTCTAACAGTTCTTACAATTCCGCATCCCCCGAGGGCCGTGCCGCTGATAAGGCGCTGGCCAAATCGGGGTACACGCCCCCTAGATATGACAACCTTATAAATTCCGCCCGCTCCGAGCTGGGTATGCCCAGCCTTGAGCAAAACCGCCTCGCCGAATTGGATAAGCGCGCCGGATTGACGGGACCCGGAGGTTCATTCGGACCTCAAGGCGCCGCCGGCCATAAGGTTCCTTCAACATGGGGCGGAAACAATTACTTTTCAGATCCGGACGACCCGACTAACGAGGGGCAAAGACCCGGCCAAGTGACCCGCGACGAGTATATGGAGAGAAGCGGCATGCGGGCCCCCGGCACAGGTCTCATCGGGGATGATAAAACCGGGTATGAAACTATGGAGTTCGGCCCTGCTTTCGAAAAAGCGGGAGGGGAAAAGACCGCCAAGGAGTTTCTGCTGCCCGGGGAGGCTCCTCAGGCTCCTCAGGCTCCTCAGGAAGAGGTCATACCCGCCAGCGATCCGAATGTAAACTTAGGTCAGACCGCGGACGAATTTTTGCAGGAGAATAACACCATACCCGCCAGCGATCCGAATGTAAACTTAGGTCAGACCGCGGACGAATTTTTGCAGGAGAATAACACCATACCCGCCAGCGATCCGAATGTAAACTTAGGTCAGACCGCGGACGAATTTTTGCA